GAGTAAAAATCTAGAGGTATATTAGGTGGCTTTATTCGCGACGACCACATCATTAGCAACTAAAATGGTTGGAACAGTCTTTGATACAGCCACCACAAGCTTGGCGTCTGCCTGTGTGTACGACGCTGAGAATGAATTAAAAAAGCATCTATGTAAACGATACGACTTTGGTGCAGCACCTTTCCTGACCACCACATCGATCCCACCGATGCTTACTACGCTTACAGAAACTCTCGCCATTGGTTATATGTACGAGAACATGAGCCGAGGGTCTAAAGAGGGTTATGCGCGCGCAGACAGGTATATCAAAAGAGTAATGGATAATATAGAATCGCTATTGGAAGGCGAGGCCCAGCTCACGGATTCGAGCGGAAATTTAATCACTGAGATCGACGGTGATTGGGCAATTAAAGAAAACACTTCTGGTTATAGCCACACATTCAACGAAGATGAGCCAGACAGCTGGGCTGTATCTGCAAGTAAACTAACTGACATAGAATCTGAACGTGATGGCGACATCTAATGGCTGATGCTGCTGAGTTTATATTTGAGTCAGAGCAGTGGCAGAAAATCATAAAAAAGATCCAAAAAAAATGGAAAGATATTGAGTCACGAAAAGAACTAGGCGGCATTCTATCCTCTGTTGTTTATGCAGACATAATGGACCACTTCGATAAGGAAGAAGGTCCAGATGGTCCGTGGAAAGACTGGAGCGATGGATACAAAAAACATCTAAAAAAAATTGGTAGGAGTGGAAATAAGAAACTTCAATTTAGTGGTAATCTTCGCCAAGGTGTAAAGCCAAACAACTGGAGACCAAAAAGCGAAGGTGTTTTGTTTTATAATAATGCCAAAACTAAGGGTGTTGTTACTGATGACAATCAATCAAATAGAGACCTACAAAAACTAAAGCGTTCAGAGACACAAAAATCATTAAAAAAACGAGCTAAAAAACTCTTTGGTAATAAAATAGCTGGCAAGGTATCGAAAGCATTAGCAAAAAGAATTGTTAAGGTTGAGAAGCGTAAAAAAACTATTTCTGGCAAGGGTTTCCCATATGCTGAGGCTCATGATAAAGGTGGGCCAAAGCTACCACAAAGAAAATTTATGTGGTTATCTAAAGAAGGAATGGAAAAAATTATAAAACAAGTGACTGACTGGCTTGAGGAATAAATGTCTAGAGTAGATTTAGCTGCAATAAAAACATCAATTCAAAGCATTTTGGAATCGGCAAATACTACGACTGGAAGCCCGATTGATTTATCAGATGGCCTAACTTCTAGGGTTAATAAAATACTACAAATAAATGTTGATAGGCTTCCGATCCAGCCGTCATTCTTTCCATGCATAACCATGTTTTATGAGGGTAAATCAATTGAGTTACAAGACATTGCTGGGTCTCTACTGGCCGGAAGAAGAAAGGCGCAGATAGATATAAGCATTGTGGGAATCGTTTGGATTGACAACATGAATGCTTCGAGCTTTCAATACAAGGATCTGGCTGATAACGAATGCGAGAAGCTAATGGAAAATATAGAGCAAGTTCTTAGAAGTGACCCATCGCTAGGCGGAAATGCTTTATGGTCTAAAAGCACAGATGTTAGTTATGAGAACGTAGCAATTTCAGAGGATTCACATATGAGAGCGGGAATTATAAATCATAAAATCACGGTTATGTACTAATGAACCACGATCAAATTGTAAAGCAATCTAAGAATGCCTACAAGCAATGGTGTGAGCAATGGAGACGAAACGCCTCTTTTCATAAGCAATTCGAGCAGGGATCTTTCGAGGTATTTAGAAATTCAGGCATTGGTAAAGCTATTGTTCTAGTGGCTAATGGCTACTCATTTGAAGAGAACATAGAGACCCTTAAAGAGAACGCCAAGAACGTCGACATAATCTGCTGTGATAAAACCCTAGGGCACCTACTGGACAACGGAATTACACCTACGTTTTGTATGGTCTGTGACGCTAATGTGTCTTATGAGAAGTACCTAAAGCCTTGGGAAGATAAGCTCAAGGACGTCATTTTATTTCAGAACGTCTGCGGTAATCCAGAGTGGACTAAAAACGGTAACTGGAAAAATAAATTCTTTTATGTAAACAAAGACGTAATGAATTATGAGAAAGAATTCATGGCTCTATCTGGCTGCCCAAACGCCGTCACCGCTGGAACTAATGTATCCAATATGATGGTGGTTATCCTATGCCAGTCTGACAATGATAAAAAGCAGAACCTATTTGCCTACGATAAAATGCTATTGGTTGGATACGATTACTCATGGAAACACGACGGAAAATACTACGCTTTTGACCAGGACGCCAATGGCAAAAGGTATTATATGCGACACATATATGGGATTGCACCGTCTGGGAAAATTATCTATAGCTCTAATAATTTAAGCTCCTCGGCTTCTTGGTTAAGGCTCTACATAGACGCCTACAACGTGCCAGCAATTCAATGCAGTCCTGACTCGTTATTGAATACTAAGCGACGAGGTAAATTAGAAGAGCAAATTAAATACCGCCATCGACCAGCAGACGCCTTCAGAGTTAAGGATTTACTTTCTGAGAAGCGCAGGGTTGAAGAAAAGCTCGCTAGGGTTAATAATGATTTAGTCGCCATCGGACGCGACCATTATTATGCTGCTAACTCTATTTAGGGGGACTCAATGGCCGAAGGTGGAAATGCAAACGTAGGTTTTAGCTCGTATCTGGCCGTCGGCCGCGAATCAACTTTCAAAACATATGCTACCTGCACCGCTGGTCTAGATGTGATCTCAAGCTCACTCAAGACTACCCAGGAAATGAAAGTCATCGAGGCGATCTCTTCTAAAAGAACATACGCAGATAAGATACAACTTGGTAAATCAGTCGAGGGTGATGTTGAGTTTTATATGGCGTCTGACTCTGATGCAGCTGTTTATTTTCTTCACAATGCAATGGGTGGCGGAGCGGTAGCAAGTGCCACTGGAACAGGCGACACTGTTGGAGCTGGCGTTTTAGAACACACCTTTTCAATTAACAACTTCGATACAAGCAACACTTCTTTGTGCCTTAACCAGCGTAAGGGTGATTCTACAAACGGTAAGATATTTGAATACAACGGTGTGCGGGTTAATGAGTTTACATTATCTGGAGAGGTCGACGAGGCTCTTATAGCCAATGCTTCTGTTATATGTGTCGACTCAACAAACACTTCTAACGACCTATCTGGAATTATGACCAACACTGGCCAGACACCGCTCAACTTTACCAATATGCGATTGTCTATTGAGAGTACCTTTGCCTCATTGACTGCATCTGCATTCTGGTATGTACAGTCTTTTGAGTTTGGTATCTCTAACAGTCTAAAGGCTGACTCTGATTCTCGTCGAATCGGTTCTAGTATTTTAGATGTTCTTCCCCCAGGCGTTGCCCAGTTTAACTTTACTTTCTCAATGCGCTTTGACACTCTCACGGCGTACAATGCAATGTTAAACGAGACACAACTTGCGGCTCAATTATCATTCCAGGGAGCCACAATTACAGGCTCTAAGCTCCGCCAACAGATACAAATCGACATGCCTAGAATCTATATCTCTGACGCTGGTGACCCTGAAATCGGTGGACCAGATGAAATTCTAAAGTCTGAGATTACAGCTATGGTTTTAAGAGACGACTCAACCTCTACTGGCTATGCTGTTAAAGCGCGGGTTCAGAATAAAACAGCGAGCTATTAATGTGGCCATTCAGTAAAAAACTCGAGGACGTTCTTTATAAAAAGAAGATCGTCTACGTTCATGGCGTTAAATTCATCATTAAAAAAATAGACCCATCTGACTTTCTAGACGGCTCTAAAGTAATGCTTCAGCTCTATGACACCTATAAAGTAGTCGACAAAAAGAATCATGAAGCCGCTGAAAAGGATCTGTCTAAGGTAAAGGCTCATTACTCAGATGTGTTTTTATCGGCTGTTTTATTTCCAAAACTATCTAGAAAAGATAATGATGGTGGGCTTCCAGTGGCTCATTTGTTTACTGAGTGGGA